GTTTAATGTATATGCGCCAAATGCGGCATTTCTTACACCAGTTGTATTTGAATACAATGCTCCAGCACCAAAAGCATTTATGGTTCCAGTCGTATTGCTGTAACCCGCTTGATAACCTACAGCAGTATTGTAAGATGCTGTGGTGTTTAAGCGCAAAGCTTCTAAACCTTGTGCGGTGTTGTTTGAGCCTGTGGTGTTTGCGCCTAACGCTCCCACACCGCTTGCAGAGTTATTGCTTCCAGTCGTGTTTTGCCATAAAGCAATTCGTCCAAGTGCCGTGTTTGCAGTTCCTGTGGTGTTTGCGCTCAAACCCAAAATACTGACTGCGGTATTTGAGTCAAAAGCACCTGCACCACGGCCTACTGTGATGCCATAAATAGTAATGTCATTAGCTAAGGCATTAGATGAACCACCCAATGCAATAGTTGTACCGCCAATAGTGATACTAGAGTTTGTCAATGCACTATTAGCAATTCCGCTTAAAGTGCCGCCCAATGTCAAACTGCCTGATGTTGTAACTGTGCCTGTTAGGGTCAAACCATTAACAGTTCCCGTTCCACTTACAGAAGTTACAGTACCACCATTTCCTGTCGCATTAATCGTAATTGAACCTGATCCATTTGTAATTGATACGCCAGTACCCGCAGTCAAAGTTGTGCGAGTAAAGCCTGTACCATTGCCAATGTCTAATGCACCATTGGCGGGAGTTGTGGTTAAGCCTGTACCGCCTTGGTCAACCCCTAGAGTACCTGTAGATACTAAATTCTTAGAGGCGTCTGTAAATACGGGCTTAGATGCCGTCAAACTAGCAATGTTTAAATTGCTAGAAGTTAAACGCATTTTTTCTGACCCGCCAATATACCAATATTGGTTTGCTATGGTAGAAGCTATTCCATAATTTATAATAGTTGGGCCGTTATCAATAGCGCCAACATAATTTTCATTACCCGCATTAATTCCAAGCAAACGAACGGCAGTTCCTGCTGCATTTTTTCCATAATAATACTGACCATTGTTTAAACGAACACTTCCAGTGCTTGCTATATCAGTTCCATCAAAAGTAAGCGCAGAGCCAGTTGTTAATGCACTTGTAGATGATGCGTAAACAATACCATTTGCAGTAAATGATGTAAGACCTGTGCCGCCATTGGTTGTTGCCAGTGTTCCCGCAAGGGTTACTACACCAGTAGTTGCAGTATTTGGTGTAAATCCTGTTGTACCCGCAGAGAATGAAGTAACGCCAGAAGCGCTTGACCAAGACAATGTTCCACTACCATTTGTAGTTAAAGCTTGACCATTTGTTCCATCAGAAGAAGGAAGAACATAAGTTGTTGACCCCGCATTAGTTGCGGGAGCTAAATCCACATAACCAGAAGTTGCGCCTGAAAGTCTTAATGTGCCTTTAACATGAAGTTTAGTGCTAGGGGTAACTCCAACTCCAAGGCCAGTTGAAGTTAAACGCATTCCTTCAATTGTTGATAAATACCAAATATTTTCAGTAGATTGAAAATTTAACTTATTTGATCCAACAGTTATAAGAGTACTACTGGCGGCTTCACCAGGCGCAGAAGGCGAATAACCCGCACTAAAGTTATAAATATAAGTACTTGCACCTGGACCTCCGAGACGAAGTGCGCTATATGCATTTGATCCAGAAGTAAAGTTATCAGCAGTTATAATAGTCGCAGCATTTTGATTGTTTGCAAGAGCCAATGCGTTGAAAGAACCCGCTCCGTTGTATGATGACAAATCAAGCGTGCCGCCTAATGTCAAACTTCCTGATGAAGTTACAGTTCCAGATAATGTAATACCGCTGACAGTTCCTGTACCACTAATGCTTGTAACTGTTCCCGTGCCTGTTCCCGCACCAATAGCACTTCTGAATGTTGCCGCATCTAAAGCACTTACAGTATTGTCAGCATTAAACCGAGGAAATGTAATTGCAGATGGATTTGTCAGTGTAAATACATTAGCACCAACAGTAGTAGCACCAAGGTTGGTTCTAGCATTGGCAGCAGTAGATGCTCCAGTACCACCATCAGCAATTGCTAGATCGGTAATGCCAGTAATACTACCGCCAGTGATAGATACGTTACTAGAAGCCTGAGTTGCAATTGTTCCCAAACCACCAATATCAGAAGTCGTTAAAGTAATAGCACCAGTACGACCCGCAACAGAGGTCACTAGGTCAGTGTTATCAACTTTCTCCCAAGCAGAACCATTGAAAATTGCCCAATCACCTTGTGTCCAAGTTGTAATGCCATTCAAGTTGGTTGTACCAGTTATTGAGACAACATAGTAATCTCCCTTTGTGCCAACGCTAGACGTAAGAGTGGGTGTGTTTGTTGATGCGTTCCAAGTACCTTTGTAGTTTACAAATCCTGACATTGCAGTAATCTGAGCCTGAAGACTAGCCAAAGTATCTAAAACTGTTTGACTTGTACCACCGCCATTTGTAATAACTTTGATTTTTTCTGCAATGTCTGTTGTAACAACTTCACCAACATTGATAACTCGACCAGAAGACAAAGTGATGATTAAACTTCCATCAAAATCAATGTGTGCATCTTCTACAGATACGCCATCTTCACCATCTTGACCATCTTTCCCATCTAAACCTTTAGGGCCATCAAATCCTCTTGGGCCAGTAACCCCGTCTCTACCATTCTTCCCATCTTTACCATCACGACCATCTTTTCCGTTGATGCCATCACGCCCATTTTTTCCATTAATACCATCTTTACCATCTTTGATGTTAGCAATGCGAGTTTCAAAGTTTTGAGTAACACCTTCGTATTTTTCACGAATATCTGTATCAATCTTTTTTAGTGCTTGAACAACTAACTGAACATTCTCAGCGGCCTTGCGCTGTTGCATCGCTTTGATTTCAGATACTGAATTGCTAACAGAATTAAATAAGTTATCAGCAATACCATCTACCGAACCATCAAAGATTTTATCTATTGCCATTCTGTAACTCCGTGTTCAAACTTTGTAGAAAGTCATTTTCTACGTCAACAACACTGTTCTTTGCATTGTTCATTTGCAATTCAACAATCTTGCTCTTGTTCTTTATATCAGCTTCTTTGAGCATCAATTCAGCGATCTTAACTCGTTTGTCAAATTCATTAGACTCATTACCTTGAGGTAAATTCTTAGTTGTAGAAGCAATAACTTTAGCTTGAACTTCTTGAGGCATCAATTGAGCCTCAGTCATCAGTTTAGTTGCTTCTGCTCTATTCTGCTCTGCTTGAGTCGTATTGACAGCAATCTGAGCCTGTGCTGCTTGAAGTGCCAACTGTTGCTGAACTTCTTGCATCTGTTTAGCTTGAGGATCGGGCTGACTCATCTGATCCAATGCACTAATCAACTCAAATCTGTTGCTCAAACTAGAGTTATTCAAGATTCCTTTAAGGATCAAAGGCAAAACAGGAGTATTAGGGCCAAGAGTCTGCAACAATCCAATAAACTGTTGTTGCTCATACTCACGAGCAATGATTCCAAGCGTAGCCGTAGGGATAAACTTCATGTCAACAGAAGGATACCTCTCAGGATCAAACTGCATATACCTAAACGATGCTTTTTGAATGAAAGGAATCAAGAAGTCTTCTTGGAAGTTAACCAATGTACGCTTGTATTTCTTGATAATGGTGGCTACTGCCATGCTCAGTCCCGCACCATCTCGGTTTCCCTGACTAACCATGCCTTGAGAGTCCATCGTACCCGTAGCTTGGAGGAGCATACGCTCAAATTCTTTAGCAGTATTCAAGTTATTTAGACTTGTCTCGCCAAACTTAAATGGATACAAAATCTCAGCGGGATTTCCATTAACCATGAAGGCTTTGCCAGGCTTTACCTCAAACTTAGCACCTCTAGGCAGTCTAGTGGCATCCATACCCATCATAGGGCTTGTAGTAAGAGCTAAACTATCTAAATGCGACCTTACTTGTGCATCAATAGCCTTTTGCATATTGTAAGACTTCTCAACTGTGCCACGACCCAATAGTCGATTAGGAACAGTATCGTCTTGATATGTCAAAACAGGACGATCTTTCATCATGTATGGATTTTCTTCAGCTTTAAGAAGTAATCCATCATTGGCAATCACAACAATTGCCTCAACCATGTCTGAATAGTCATCAGCGGCAGAGTCATCAGGAAATAACTCTTCAACTTCAACGTCTTTTTCCATCAAATATTCACGAGGAACTAAGCCGTAGTATGTCAATAACAGAACTTTTTCATCACGATACTGACTAAGTTCTTGAGTTGGCTCTAAATCAGTGTCTTCGTAGTTAGGAGTGATGTCTACCTTACGATAGATACCTTTTTCAATGCCTTCTACGATCTTGTGGATGCCAACATACTTCTCAATTGCCACGCCCATGCAATCATCTACGCTAGTCCCATTGGGATCAAACAAGAAATTCTTAGGATTAACGGGCATGATCTTCACGGCAATTCGGTTTTTCTCTACAACACCAATTGCTGCTTGACCCATTTGACCAGGTATTTGTTGAGTAGCGGGTTCAAAGACTTTTTCTGACTTTACAACAATCTCACCGATACCAGTTCCATAAATTTCAGCCATCAACTCAATTTGGTCAATAGATTTACGGATTTTGTCTTGCTTAAAGTCTTCCATTAACTGAGCTTTGAGCATCTCAACATCTAATGGATTGCCGTTTACATCTTTAATATCGTCTTCAATGTCAAAGAACTCTCCTTGACCAAAGATAGCCTCCATGATCTCGGCATGGCGAGTCTCTACAGCTTGTTGTGTAGCGGGAGTAACGATTCTTGAGCGTTCAGAATCACGAGTTTTATCCTCTGCCGCCCACTCTCCACGGAAAATACGTTCGTATTCTAAGTAGTCATCTAGGAAGTTGACATTACGATAGTCTCTCCAACGATCACAGTGGTCAATAACAAAAGCAGTTAGCTCTTTATCATTCTGGGTTGGCTCGTAAAACTCGTTTTGATCCATTATTAGCCCCTTATATGCCAGAGATTATATCCATAGGTTGCCACTCATCAGTGTCAGAGTCATCATAATAGCTTGTGACTGCTAACTGGTCAATATATGACAGGGCATCTGGCAAGTCATCGTGAACGCCTTGTGATGGAAACATAATTAGTTGGTCAACAAATACGTCCCAATCTTCCTCGCTATTTAGAATGATTCGTCCATGCTCGAACCTTCCTTGTAGCGACCAAATGATTCTATCCGCTTTTTTCCTATTTCCATGCGTTAAATCTACGATATGACTATATACGTTATTTTTTCTCATCAAATCGCTTAAATATGGCAATACAGCATTCTTCAATGCCCCCTTCTCAATGCCAATACTTAGAGGTCTGTAGTCTCTCATCTTCATTAAAATCTTAGCCGCAGTTTCCCTAATATCCCATCTTCCATGATCTATCTCTTTGACAAACCACTTTCCATCCTCAGTTACCTTTACTACAGCAATGGCAGTCTCATCTAGTCTTTTCTTAGAATTAGCCGCTTGTTTAGCAACTTCCTCAAACCCCGCTAAGTCAACTGCTACAAAATAACTGCCATATTCAGGCTCTTCCCCATATTTAACCCATTCTTCCTTAAATATATCTGCACCCGCATTGGTAAACGAGGCCATAAACTCTTGTTTAAAAGCAAAGCTACTCAA